GCTAACAGCGATTTGGACATTTCTTTTTATGAAATCAGATTTCAAAATGTTTTAACTGGTGCTAAGTGGATTAATTCTACGAATCTTGTTAGATGCCCAAGAAGAAAATGTGATAGTACAATTGTTCCTGCAAGGGTTGGTTCTTATCTTATCAAAGCAGTTGATAAAAATGGCAATTCATCTGGCGAAGCTACCATAATATCAACGAATATTTCTGGAATACAAACTTATCAAGATGTTTTGTCTTTCACTGAAATACCAAATGTTTTTACATCTCAAGCACAAATGGATAGTACATTCCCTTTAGCTGTAAAAATTGATGAGTCTGGAGATACCATTTTAACATTAGATACACAGACCAATTTTGAAGATACAGTAGGAAATTTTGATAGTGTAGAAGGTGAATTTGATTTAGGTGGTACTGACACTACATCAAACCCAAACTTTAATACTGCAAATAGAGATGCAAAAGGATTTTTTAATTTTACTAATAGTTTATCCTTATCACAAATTTATGATGGAAATATTGAACCCTCAATAACTTTAGATTCTGAAAACCCATACGATAAATTTGATTCTGGAAGGGGTGCATTAGTATTTGACGAAGCAAAAGCACCTTTTGATGGAACTGAACAACTACATGCTTTTCATAGGGTGCAAGTGGCAACATCAACAACATCTTTAGCTGATTGTACAACATTTAATGATATATCCCAATCAGTTACTTTTAAATTCAAATTTGCAAAGTTTAGATTAAAATTAACTAATGATGATAACCAAACATCTAGTAATGTTAAACAAATTAGTGTAAAATTAAATATGGAAGAAAGAACTTTTGCTGAAAGTGATTTAACAACATCAAGTGGGAGCAAAACAATAACATATACAAATCCATTTTATGCTGTACCTGCAATTGGAATTTCTGCACAAAATATGTCAACTGGAGATGTTTTTACAATAAGTTCTAAAACTGTTAATGGATTTACGATTGCTTTTGCGAACTCAAGTGGTAGTGCAGTTGATAGGACATTTGATTATATAGCAAAAGGTTATGGGTTGCAAAGTTAACTGAAAAAAGGTATAGAAAATTATGGCTCAAGTATCAGATGTAGAATTAGCAAATATTGGATTTAGTGCTTTTAGAAGTGAATTAAATAGTATTTTGTCAGCTTTAAACACTTCTCATATAGGAAGTTCAGCACCAAGTTCTGTAGCCACTGGCACAATATGGGTGGATAATGGAACGAGTGGAGTTTTAAAAGTTAAAATAAATGATGGCTCGGATAATGTAGAATTATTTCAAATAAATATAAGCAGTAATGCAATAACAAGCACAATGTCAGTTACTGGTACAATATCAGAAACAGACCCAAATGCTTTGCCTTTGGCGATTGCTTTAGGATAGGGAGTAAAATATGGCAAATACATTTAAGGTCAAAACAAATGGAGCAATGCCTAGTTCTGGTTCAGCAGAAACATTGTATACAGTACCAAGTTCCACAACTACAGTTGTGATTGGGTTATTGCTTTGTAATATTCACACAACATCAGTTACAGTTGATGTTGAGATAGAATCAGACACAAGTGATACAGAAACAAATTCAAATGTTTCAGTTGCAAAAGGTGTCAGCATACCAAATGGCTCAACTTTAGAACTTCTTACTGGTGGTAAGGTTGTATTACAAACAACAGATGTTTTAAAAATAAATTGTAGTGTTCAAGCAAAAATTGATGCAACATTAAGTATATTAGAAATTACATAGGTGATGATATGCCATTTATAGGAGTACAACCCGCAACAGTTCCATTAACATCATCAGATATTACAGATGGAATAATAACTACTGCTAAGATTGCAGATGATGCAGTAGGAAATACAAAATTAGATTTGTCTGCAAACTATGCTTTTACTGGAACTATAAGTGGTGCTTCACTTGCTGGTACTGGTGCATTTTCAGCTAGAGCAACTACACCAACAACTTGGTCTACATTAAGTACAGATACTATATTACAGTTTAATAATGTTAGTAGTGGCGAAAGTTTTGATACAGATTCTAACTATAATACATCAACATATAAGTATACTGCACCAGCAACTGGTGTTTATTTATTTTGGTATACTATATATACTGCAAATTCAGACACTGGTAACGAATTTGGTTTTTTGAAAAATAGTGCAAGAATTGATTATTCTTACGGTAATGATGATAAGTTTACTGGTTTAAATAGTTCTGATGATGACCATCAACAAACAGTTTCTATTGTTGTACCTATGACTGCTTCTGATACTATGGCAGTTATTTCTGTAACTGGAAGTGATTGGTATCCACCTCATTGTGCATGGGGAGGTTGCAGATTAAAATGAAAAACTTTTTACATTTAAATATATGGAAAGAAGAACATAGTTCTATTTATAGAGAAATAGTTTCACGATATGGTCGGTCTGATTATGAAGATGATACAAAAAGAACTAAACATATAGCTACTCTAAAATCAGAATGGGAAACTGCAAAATATAAAAGAGAAAGAGTATCTAATTATCCAACAATAGGTGACCAACTAGATATGATATATCATTCAGGTCAAGGTGGTGATGCTTTTCAAAAAGCAATAAAAGCAGTAAAAGATAAATATCCAAAGGGTTAGAAAATGGCATATATAGGCAAAAGTCCACAAGTAGGAAATTATGTAAAATTAGATGCTATTAGTACCTCTAGCACAAACACATATAACCTTACTAAAGATTCAGTGGCATTTACTCCTGAATCAGCTTTGCATATGTTGGTTTCTCTAAATGGTGTTATACAATCACCACTAAGTTCATTTAGTGTTTCTGGCTCAACAATTACATTTTTACCTTCAAGTGGCACATTATCCTCAAGCGATACAATAGATTTTATTTTAGTTTTAGGAAATACTTTAGATATTGGAACACCTAGTGATAGCACAGTTACAAATGCTAAAACTAACTTTGTATCAACATCATCAAGTGCGGGATTACAAATAAAAGGTGATGGAACTACAGATGGAACATTACAGCTTAATTGTTCACAAAACTCACATGGGGTAAAAATAGCATCACCCGCCCATTCTGCGGGTCAATCATACACACTTACTTTACCTACTGGTAATTTAACTGCGGGTAATGTTTTAAAAATTAATTCTATTACTGGTTCTGGTACAACAGCAGTAGGTCAATTAGAAGCACCTTCTGAATTGACAATGCCAAATCAACCAGCATTTCAAGTTAAAACAGGAACTCAAAATAATATAGCTGGTGGTACAACAATTCTTTTTCCGACAGAAGTATTCGATCAAGGAAGTGATTTTGCATCTAGTGCTTTTACTGCACCAGTTACAGGTAAATATCAATTATCTTTTTCTATAAGACTAGTAGATGTTGATTCTGCTTCGAATTACCACATCATAAGAATGGAAACAAGCAACACTAATTATGACCCTATATTTGATACAAATGAATTTAGTTCTGATTTAGATTATTATTCAATGCAGTTTTCTATCCTTGCAGATATGGACGCTGGTGATACAGCAAGTGTAGTCTATGTCCAATCTGGTGGAGCAACACAAGTTGATATTGGTTCAAATGATGGTTATTTTACAGGGGTTTTAGTTTGTTAGCCAAGAGTGAAACAACTCAATCATAAAGGAGATAAAAAATGGCAAGTCATAAAAAAACAGTAACATTAACAGATTTACAACAGAAGATTTTATCTAATGATTTATATAATGATACTGATAACAAAGGCATTGATGATTGGATTCAAGGTGCTATTGATGGAAAGATAAATAACTGTTGGAAACGTATGCAACAACAATGGACAACGATATTAATGAATGATGAAAAATTTACAGACCCAATCCCAAGCAACCAAGCAGATTTTGTTGCATTGATTACAAAAAGGTCAGATTATAAAACAAGAAAACAAAGAGATGATGCAAGTAGCATTGGAGAATAAATTATGCCTTTAACAAAAATAAATTTTACTGGTCAAGGTGCAATTTCTTCAGCAAATATGTTCAGTGGTTCTATAATAAAGACACAAAAAACTGATTATACAAGCACAAGCCATTTTGCGAGTTCTGGTGATTTGACTATGAGTTCACCATTAGATGGAACTTTAAGTTTTACATCTGTTGGTGCAAGTACGACTATATTTGTTGAAGCACATTTTTCACCAATATCTCATGTTACGACATATCAATCACATTTACTTAGACTTCATTATAGCACTGGTGGTAGTGGTGGTAGCTATACTAGATTTGCTACTGCTTCACAAGGTGCATATAATAATTCAGTTAATTTTGGTGCAACAAATGTATCAGTAAAAGGTTTTATTTCTAATTCATCAGCAAACACAACTTATAATTTTAAATGTGTAGTTGATGGTCATGTAAATGGCAACTCTTTTAGACCAAATACATATATTGATGATGGTTCAAGTTATGATACAAGTCAGCCTAGCAGTTTTATATTGATACAAGAATTTATAAATTAAATTAATGAGAAACAAATGATTGAACAAGCAATAAAAGCTATAAATCCAAAAGCAGATATAAAAATTACTGGTGATGATATTGATACTGCAAAAATTGAATTTGCAAATGGAACAAAAGAAATATCAAGAGCAGATATAAAAGCTAAAATGTTAGAAATAGCATACATTAATAAAAGACTTTTAGAATATCCATCTATAGCAGATCAATTAGATGATTTATATCACAATGGTATTGATGGCTGGAAAGCAACAATCAAAGCAGTAAAAGATAAATATCCAAAAGGTTAAAATATGTCTAAACCTTCTATTCAAAGCATAAATTTAAAATTAGAAAAACACATAGCTGTAAGTGATGAAAGATTTATAGAGTTATTGAGTAGGGTTAAAAGATTAGAGCATATAATGATAGGTACATCTGGCACAGCAATAGTAATGCTAATAGGTTTACTCGTGAGGTAATATGGTAGTTGCAGAAATTC